CGTCGATTCTAGAGAACCTAAGTGGAATATAAGGACTACGATCAAGAGGAATTTTACCACCGGACTTAGGAAGAACAACACCGTTGATGTCCTGAGTAATCTCCCACATATTGTCATCCCGGCGGATACTTGTGTAAAGATTGACATCGCCCTCCATAGCCTCGTTCTCGGAAGCACCGTGGGTTTCTAGGAGTTCGTGGACCTCTGGGTCAAGAGCCTTGCGTGAGATGGTTTCCTTTGTGGCAATCGTCAGAACATTACCCATAGGATCACGCTCAATGACAAAGCGATTCAGGTTGAACACACGGAGGCCTCCTTCTTCAGGCATGTACAGGAGAGCGTTACCAGCGATGATGAGATGCTTAAGGGCTTCATGGAGTGCTACTCGGTATGCCTCTTTAGCAATCTCACTCATCACCAGATCTTCAACGCGCTGAAGAGAGTTCTCAATCTCACTAAGGACTTCCTCTGGGGTTCCATTCTTAGCGAGTTCAGCGGTGTCTGCTTGTAGACGAAAGAACGGAGCGTTGGGTGGTAGGAGTGCTAACAGTAATTTACTGGCGAGGTTATTTACTCCACGCGCACCAACGCTCTGAAAGGGTGTGTTGAGCCTGCTGTGTGGACCAAAGGATTCTTCGGGTAGCACATAGGGCAACGTAAGTTTCGACGAGGTTCGACCACGATCCAAATAGGAATATCGGAGACCTTCAAGTCGGGAATAAGTTTGTTGCGCTGTCATGTTAAATTATTAGGCCCAAAAAATGTTGGGAACGTCTGGGTTGAACTCAGGGCGGGGGACTTGGATTTCGCTGCCAGCACCGAGGTCGACGGTCCAGTCGGATGCCCAATAGATGAACTGCTCGCCACCTGCGGGAATCGGGATGCCGACGAGATCGCGGAAAAGCACCCAGTATTGACCATCACCGTTATGCTCACCAATGATGCAGAGTGCGTGCGTGTGGGACGCGAGAGATGACTGCACCTCACCGTTCTCATCTGGCGCAGCGAAGCCGTTGGCGATGCCGAATTGCTCAGCAATCTGCTTGGATGGAAAGCGTAGTAAATAATCCAGCATTATGTAGTTAGGATTTGGAGTTTTGCGTTTGGAAGGCGTTTCTTGAAATAACGGATAGCGGATATGTGACCGCAAAGCGTAAATCCATTTTGTCCTTCAATCGTGCCAATTGACATTCTAATAGGCAAACTCGGGTCTCGCGTTCCAGATCCTGTTGTTGTCCCGACTACGCTATCCTTAACGTAAACAAACTCAGTTAGCCCGCTGTATGCTAAAATGTGTTTAGATGCCGTAGTTGTGACTGCTCCAATTATAGAACTATATCCACTACCAGCAATGAACGATGTTGCACTATTAGTATTTCTTAAAACAAAACCATTTAGCGTTCCACCGACAGCATCTTCAATTGAGGCAGCATATCTGTTTCCAGTGAATCCAGAAGTGATCGAATAGTTACACGCAAGGCTCCCCTCTAGTTGGTTATACATCCCACTAAAATCACTCCCCGTGATACTGCAAACATCCGCGCTGCGGACTACACTTGAGGCGACCGTTGGGATGTAGGAGGTGGGGAAGGAGCCTGCTTCTAGTTGTGCGCCCCATGCGAAGATACCAGATGTTCCGTCTCCTGCTGTATTTGCGTTATCTGCATTGGTAGGTGTTACGCGTGCTGTTGATGCAACACCTGTCCCCGTAAGTGTAACTGAACAACGATACCATCCGTTTCCATAAGATACAATAGAACCAACACATCCTGATTGCTGTGTGCCGATTGTCCCGTTTGATAAATTAAACCAAACACCACCAACTGCCGCACTTGGCGTAATAAATGCCCAACTCCACTCACTAGCTTTTAAGAAAGCAGAGAACGTATGACTGCCTGTAAGTGTAGTGTTTTGGGATAACCTTCCTGTTACTGACAATAAATTAACAATTAGTTTATCGGCAGTTACAAGTCCATTTGGAGATGTTGTGGCATTTACAGAAACTGTCGCGCTTATAGCTGACCAAGTAGTTGAAAAATCCTCACTCTGCAATACCAAGTTAGTCCGTGACTCCTCAATAAGTAACCCCTTACACGCAAGCGTAACAGGATCGTGGTCGAAGCGGGCAGCGTTGATTGCGGCAGATTGGATCAAGCCATTGCTCCCAACGAAGGTAGCCGTTGACGCACGGGTGAACACCGGAGTCGGCCCTTTACGCGCAGTCAGCGTCTTGTCGGTGGCGAACTGGAGGTCAAGGGAAAGCCCATCCAAACCAACAAACTCCGAAGTAAACGGAGAAGTAATTGGAAATGTATCTCCGCTGGTTCCAACTTTAAAAATTGGGAAACCAGCGAATTTCTGGGTGAGCTTTCGATGACGCGCCATTGTGGTGTAGCTTACAGTTCGATAGGCTTAATGATCACAGTCACAGAGAAACCAGCAGAGGCTCCTGAGATTGCAACACGAAGCGAACCAATCGGGGTAACAAACAAACCACCACCATTGGCAGTCAGGGTTGTTTCAGGACCAAGGTCAACATAAGTAGAACCAATGAGTTGCTGGAGTTTCACGGTTGCCCCAGAGAATGTTCCTGCAACAGCAAAGCCCGAAGGTTTACCATTACCAGTAACGTCGATATTAAGTGCGCCGCCAGTGAGTTCTGCAAAGAGAACCGTGCGGGAGTAGTTAAAGGTAGCCATATTAGTTTAGTAGTTGATGCTTGCGCCAGTCCCAGAGGAACCAGCAGAAACCGTAGGACGGCGAATGATAAGCGATGAGATACCCGCCGTACGCTTCTTGGCCTCAGTGGGCATCGAAGGAGCTTGGACTGTTTCAGCCACTGGGGTTGGTGGTGGTGGAGCCTGTGGGGGTGGAGCAGCCGCCGTCATTTTAGGAGATGAGAAGCACATATCGTTTTAGTTTTTATTGGTTTAGAATATTTTCGTTTTGATCATCATACGTTTGATGAAGGAACCTAATAACACTCCGCGCCCCACAGTGGTAATCAATATCCCTGCAAGTATCACTCGGAGTGAAATCCTTTTGTGGAAACCTTTCTTCCAAAGCCTTTATAAGCTGGGAAGAAATTGCAGGGAATATTGAATACTCGTCCATTATGGTGATCCTAATAGTGCGCTAAATGTCCTTAAGCTCAACGGGTAAGACACCATCAGCAATCAAATCCGCTGTCTCACTTAGGCACACGGCGTTCCAAATGATAGCACCAAGGTGATCCTCGGTATCGTCTCCGTCCATGAATGCCCACAGGTGGCGATACAGGCTGTCCACATAGCGACTCAATGGGATACCTTGTTTCCAGTTGTCCCGCTTGTACTTGGCTGCTCCGTCCTCAAAGCGTCTTGCAAGCTTCAGTAAAGCCCGTGGTGGGATAGCCGAAGGAATCCCCTTGCCAACCGAGGCATCCCTCACTGCACCTGTGTTGAACTCTGAGCGTTCCCCAGAATCTGGGATCTTCGCTGGTGATAAAACACTGTCGTACCGAAAGCCTTTGAAATACTCTCGTGAGTCTGTGGTTATGCTTGTGGGGGTGTCCATAGTTTCTTGATGGTTTTCGTTTCGTGGTCTACGTCTTGGTGTTGTAGGATGTAAGCCAACCGTGCATTCATTAGTGCATCGTCGTAGGTTAGTCCAGCTTTTTCGTAAGCAGCAATAACCGTGTCCCAAGTGTACCCGTCTTTCTCCAGCATCTTCTCGGCTGTCTTTGGACCAACACCTTTAATACCAAAGTAATTGTCCGTGCTGTCTCCCATGATGGTTTGCATCAAGTGAAACTTGCGGGCGTGTTCTGGAGTGATGGTTCGCAACTCCCCTTTAAGGAAGTTAAACCACTGGCAAGGGACTGTCTCAAAGTCTTTATCTGCGCTGACGATGATGGACCCTTCTTGATCCGCCGAACCCATGATGCCCAACACATCGTCGGCCTCCATGTTTTCCCAGAAGGCAATGTCGTAGCTTTCACAGACCCACTCCCTGAGATCGTTGATCCCCAGCGGTGACCTCTTGCCTTGGCGTTGCGCCTTGTACAAGGGATACATCTGGTGACGAAAGGTAAGCCGATCACTGAACGAGACGATAATCTCAGAGGCATTTAGTTCCTCTTGGATGTAGTCGATGAGTCCTACAAAGGATTTCTTAAGGTCACTGAAGTCGCTGTGAACCGTGAATATGTCATCGCTCCACCGGACCTCTTGCTCAACCGAGAAACAAGAACGATAAAGGATCATGTCGCCATCAATAAGTGCTTTCATATTTTTTAGTGTGTCTCTGCCCAAGTATTTCCAATTTTGTATTCTCCGTCAATAGGACATTTGAAGTTGAGAATAGTGCCTGCTTTTTTCAACGCCAAGATAAAGGTTTCTCCAAGGTCTTTTGCGTGTTCGGGTAAGCAAGAGAACTGGACCTCATCGTGGATGTTTCCATGTAGCTCATAGGGATACAGGGCTTTCTTGGAAAAAGAAACCAAGGCTTGTTTCATCAAGATAGCCCCAGCCGATTGCAACAAAAGGTTGAGTGCGCTGTGAGGGGAACGACAAGGCAGGATACGCCCATCGAGACCTTTAAGGGTGTTGGTCTTTTGAACGTGTTGTTGGACAACGTCATTGAGTTTACCAATGGCTGGGATTCGACGCATGAAGTCAGCCTTGAGCTTCTTCCCTTCACGTGAGGAGCCTCCCACAATGGACCCAATCTTGGCATCTCCAGCACCATACAGGAACGCATAGATGAACGTCTTTGCTTGGTCCCGTGTCTCCAACCCAGCGGCCCTTTGGTTTGCCGTGTGGATGTCATCAGCAACGATTACCTTTGCGTACATCCCTTGGTCCCACTGGTACAAATAGTGAGCCAAGCAGCGAAGCTCAAGGCCCGCGGCATCAGCACCTACAAGCACCTTGCCTTCGGGAGCCTCAAAGCAATCCCGGCACTCATGGCCGAACGGTGCGCGACCTGCGGGAACCTGTGCCACGTTGGGATTCCGGTGGGTACAGCGGCCACTCACGGCTCCACCTGTCACAACTTCCCCGTGGATGCGCCCGTCACGAGCCAACGTGAGCCACGCTTGTTTACCTTCAGCCACCTGTGCAAGACGTTTGGCAAGCAGCAGGTACTCACACAGGAGGTCCGCTTGTGGAAGACCTACCTCACGCAGGACTGCTTCGTTGATCGCTGGTCGTTTCCCTTCAAAGGCTGTTGGTTTCCACCCTAAGCCCATGAGTCGCTCAGAGATCTGGTCGCGGCTATTGGGGTTGAACAGGACTTCTTTTTTC